GTTTTAAATTAGTCTCTTGGTCGCCCGCCCTCCGTGACACACATCACTTCATGAACGACCCATTTGGAGCTAGGTACTGCTCCCCATGCCACGCTGATCACAGCTTCTGGTCCCCTTCACGCGGGGAAACGGTCTCGAGGAATTGTCAATATAGTAGTGTGCCGGGGGAGTTCCACCAACAGGCTACCTCATATTTGGTCCTTCGGGCACTTGGCTTCCTAAACGTCCGATACAGTCGCAACACACCATGCACAGTCTTTCCCTTCTGGGGCAGCTCCGCTTCCAGAACGACGTTTATAGCTTTACACGGGTTTGTCGAGCCTCAGCCCTTCCCCCGCTGCACACATCATCGTTCCTTCCACTTCACATTCCGTATCCAGTTACCATGCACGCCGTCGGCGTATAGTTTAGAAGTGTGGCTTTCTTTCACCACACCAGTTACCTTTCAGCTCATCTCCATCAGAGGACTCACCTGCGATATACCGCGGGGCTTCCTTCTATTGACTTCTTCCTTTCAACATTGCTTAATTCACTCTTCAAATAATGGACGTCTATTGGTTGCTGTAGTTGTACGCTGCAATGCGCAAATCCAGGGTTGTCGGGGCTATCACCGTAGGGGTAAAGGTGACGGTGCTGCCAGCATTGACTCGGACAATAAAGCTCTGGGACGTGGTAGGAGCAGAATTGACAAGAACGAGTGTGGTGACAGTGACGTCAGCGGACCATGTGATAACGGGGGCATTACCACCCCAGCTACCTTGAAACATGCACCAAAACTCCCCAGGTTGGTTAAATGTCGCGACTTGACCTGCGACACTGCCAATAGGCAGGGGACCGGTGAGGACAGGAACGCCCCACGGGTTTGGAATTGATGTGGTCCCGCTATTGGACACTTTGCCCCCAGGACAGGAGCTTTGGATTTGCGGTGTGAATAACTCCACAACATACTCAACATAGAGCTCCCCAACAACCGCAGGGGCGGCCAAACCTTGTGTTGCGATGAAGTGATTTCCAACATCGTATGTCTTGACATCAAGATTTGCGGCTAACGACCCGACACGAATGTATCTTTCGACATTCATTACGTGTTGAGGGGTGCTAAACGTGCTATCATCCCAGGGCGCTGAACGGCATGCATCAGTGTAACTCATGAGCACGACCTTCGAAGGGGGCGCTAGATCAGCAGCGTCGAAATCGACTGCCTGCATCACTGCACCAGCGGTGGATGTGGGGGCCTCCGTCTCAAAACAGAACTTAAGAGAACGGAAGCGGTATGTTTCGTACCTGGCAGCAATTGGTGCCAGCCACGGGAAGGTGGATGGCAAGCCAGGGTTGATTGGTCTGGAGACTAAGGAGAACGCGGCGGTGCCGTTCACCTCAGACAGGTATTCACGATGAGAAACGATCAGACTACCGTTCTTCATCACGGCCTTAGGAGCAGCCGTTTTGCGGCGTCGACTCTGGGCAACCGGAGCAGCGACGTTTTTGCCTCGTTTTGAGATACTTGCACCGTTTGATGACGACGATGCTGAGGCGGATCTTTTTCCATTTTGTTTACTTGACATTTGTATGGGATACCCACTTTTGTGTGGCGACTGTTCATCCATCATCACTCTTTTAGCACACCCGTGCAGTCTGTTGACATTTATGCAGTGGTCGTTAATTAGTGCCCGGCGTTCGGGCTAGTAGGATTCGAGACTTATTATTGCTCTATCCACGACTTACAACTTAGTACGAAAATTGGCGGTTGCCCGCGCAAACGTTTTGGGTGATTTAATATGATGGACCCCATGCGACTCACATTGACGATTTCTCAATAGTCACGATAACTCTGGCCTTACATCCTGAGTGCCACGCCTCGAGTGCGTGATCCATTATCGCTTCCATTGGTGCTCACAATGTAGCTGCGCTCACTGACACTGTTGATCCTGGTAAGGGGTCACAACAGCACTGCAGTGCTAGGCTAGTTTTACGCCATTCCGGGCAAGGGGCGGTTTCTCAAACCGTGATATATCCTGAGTGTTCCAGGCCAGCTAGCCTAGAATCGCATGAAATCGGGAAAATCTATGGAAGGTGAGTCGATATCCACCGAGTTCCACGTCGGCGTTATTTGGTCGTACTCCCCCTCAATTGCGATTTGTCGATCTGGGGTTATCTCAAACGCCTCAAAGAACGAAGCGCGAGTTTGAGCAGTTGGCTCTGTACGTACATGTTTTAGGCCGGCGGAGGCGATGGACAGACCCCTATAGAAACGTTCATTGTCAATGTTGAGCTTTGCGTTGGCAACGGCGCCTCTACCGAGACACTCGTAGAAGGCTCCCATAACCGGCATATCACCGGCAAGTGCAACCCCGCAATCTGACAATCCTTTCCTATAAGCATCATATTCCCATGCCCTCAACGCCTTAGTAGTTACTGCATCTTTAGCGGTACATATGCGCGGATCACGCACCATGCGATATGCTCCATCACAGCCAACAACGGGTTGACTTTGACAAAAGACGATCTTCTCAATTATGAATACGGGTGCGTCGCGCTCCATTTCGAAGCCAAGCCCTAGGAACCATTCTACCAGGTCATCCAACACTGGCATTGTCCGTTTCTCCACAATTAAGATACAATCATCCCCATCATTAATGAAGCGATACTTGATATTCTTCCCTCTCAAGTAGCTCCACATCATGGCGCACATTAACAGCACGTTACCCATGGATGTGTTCATATCTCCACTCATTCTACAGCCATCTATCTCATACTTGGCCGTTCCATCCTCGCAATTGGCATAACCGCGGTTATTGATTTGCCAGGCCAATAACTGGGCGAGTTCTGGGTCTTGTCGGTAAAGGCGGAGATAAACGGAATGTTCATACTCCAATGCTTCCACGCTTACATGTTGATCAAAGCGTTTTGCATCCAACCCTACCGCGACCGGCTCAACAAACTCACCCCAAGCCTCAGCAATCAACGCGCCGCGTTGAACTGCATTCATCCCCTTAACCACAACCGGATTTCCATAGATCTGATCGATCATACGATAAATTGGCTTCTCTATGGGTTTTAGGTACCTACCCAACTCGACATTATACCTTGGGTCCCGGGGCTGGATCACCCGGGGTGCAGGATCGGGTTTCGCTGAGAAGTTGATCTTTTCAATCTTCACAAAGGTCTTAAGATAAGAATCCTTACGCTCGATGGCCTTGTGGCATAGGCTATCAGCAGCCTTCTGATATAGCACGCGTTTGCGTCCGGAGTAACATTCAACAAATTGCTGAGATGTCAACCTGGAGGTCGGAGGCACGTACCGTACCAGTCGGTTACGGAATTTCGAACATAAAGCATCAAAAGCACCAGCTTGTGGTTGCGGTGTAGGAACGAAGTTTCCCCCTTGTTGAACAAAGAAAACGCGCTCCAGCAACCCCCTTTCTACGGTGGCAATGTCGCAGTTGTGACAACCGAACCTGACGTTCGCACCCACAGGAGCGATCGACGTAACAGTTCGGATTTGAGTTCGGGCGCCCATCTTCGGTGTGATCGTGAGACTAGATATCTTACCAATTTGCGCGTGTGCTCCTTCAACATCACTTGGTCGCAGTTTGGACTTGGTAGATATCCCGATCACCCTCTGAGGGCCCCATCAACGCCTAGCGTACTCGATACCCTCAGCACGGATGGCACGTTCGACGACAGGAACGGCACGGCGGAAGGTCAATAGGAAGACCTCCTCTTCGGTGTGAGTGTAAACGAGCTCCATAGCGCCGGTAATGTCCCGGGCAATATGGGTTGGGCGATGTCCGTGTTCCACAAATTTACGGTACAGAAAGTTGCGAATGGCTTGGTCATTGGCCGCTGACGGTTTCGGTGTGCCGAATTGCGCCTTAGCCTCCATCGCTATCTCTGCCACGAATCTGTGGCGAGTCATGGTTGAACGTTCGCGAATGACCTCGTGATCAACAGCATCGAAACGCTTCATCCGTTGGCGAGCCTCCAAAGAGCGAGACCCGGTGACGTGGCGATTCAAAAGGATACGTGCATGTTGAGATACGGAGAGATCACCGTAAAATCGAGCATTGACCATCTTCCCAGCGACGTAGACGGCTGCCGCACTGACAGACACGACCGCTACGATTTTGAGCGCCGGGGCAACCTTAGTCCAGAGGGAACTAAGGGCAAATGGGGCGGACCTCCCCTGCTCAGCCAAATCAGCTGAGCTGCCCGTGACAAGGTCACGGGCATGCGCCATGGCTTCAGCAGCAGCGTTACCAATGCTACTTGCCTTGTCCTTGGCGGCCCCGGCACACTCCTGGCGGATGAAGCGCAGGATCCCGGGGAGAGCGGGCGCTGAACTGTAGAGCAGTTCAACTAGAGCAACAATTGACGAATCAACCATTCCCGTGGCGAAATATAAATTATCA